CTAAAATCCTTCATCCATTAGCTCAGTGGCCTTCTTATCTGATACGCCGTTTTCTTCTTCAATAAGATGGACGTAGGTGTTAACGGTCGTTTCTAGTTTTTGATGTCGAAGGCGATGTTGAACATAGGGAAGGGACTCATGATTTAAGATAAGAATCGAAGCGTGTGTATGCCTCATGGCGTGTGTTGTAACTTTATTGATCTTTAGACGGTTACAAATACGTCCTAGCTCTTCGTTTGCATTCCCATTGCCCACGATTTTTCCTAGTTTAGACCAAAATACGAGGTTCTTAGGATTCTTCATTTCGTGCAATTCTAAATAATCTTTCTGCGTGCTACGATAGCTCCTCATAAAACGACAGTAGGCGGGTCCTATGGTTATATCTCCATCGGCCTGTCCATTTCCCTTAGTTGGACGGAAAGTCTGTCTACGGGCGTCCCATTGCTGTTGTATGTGAACTATTCCATTATTCAAATCCAAATTATCCCACGTTAGGCCAGCGGCTTCCTCGAACCTGGTTCCAGTTTCTAGTTGAAACAACATCATTAGCATAGTCATGTGGTCATAATCAGCCGTTCTAATGAGGTATTTACGCAGTTTATTATAATCGGACAACGTCAAATACTTTTCATCTACGGGCTTAGGAGGGCGTCCAGTGACGTGTGCCTTGTAAGCAAAGTCTCGTTTTAGAATACCATCAGCTACGGCGTCCTTGATTGCAGTGTGTACTTGTTGATGAAGCTTGTGAGATGTGGCAATTCCATGACTGCGGCCAAATTCATTCAGAAACTTCTGGTAATCTGGACGTTTAATTGCGCTCATAGGTTTATCCTTAAAATATGCAGAGACGTGACGCCAGTTGCCCATATACAGCTCGTGAGTATGACGCGATACACCGTCAGTTTTATATATTCTGATCCAATCAAGAAAGTAGTGCTTTAGGCTCTCGGTGCTACGTGATAGGTCAGCACCTTCCAGCAGAGCATTTTTAGTTTTAGTTTCCCACTCAACAGCGTCAGTTTTGCGCTTTTCTAAATGAGTAACCGACTTATAGTTACCGTCATCATCCTTATAAGAGACACGGGCTTGCCATTTACCATTATTAAGTTTGGTTACTGACATGTTTTATTCCTCCCAACTGGAAATAACAATAGGTTGTCATTTCCAAACGTATGTTCTATTCTATTTAAAATATATACCCCGTAACGGGGTATATATTAGAGATGTATAATTTTTTCTTTGCTTATTCAATTTGATGATTATTTTAAAAATAAAATTTTCCCTAGTGAGCTTGTTTATCTGTAATATGCATATTAAATGCATAAGTATTTAATCGGCGATTCAGATTGGACATAAAATCTGGACGATAATCGATGTCTAATTTTAATTGCTTTGGAAGTGAGAATAAAACTTCATGTACTATCTTTCGTAGCATAGCTAATTGGATATCTTTAGGGTGAATAAAGCCTTCATCATCGGGACTTAATTTTTTATAGTATTCAGGTGTGTAGAAATTGGACAAATTAATATTCCAACCAGTATCGCCACGAGCTATATCCATATATGTGCGATTGACTTTTTTATCTACATGGGCGCCACCATCTTGATTAGCCATAATAGTGATTAAATCTTTTCTAGTTAATTTCTCGCCATTAGAGTCAGATTTGAATATTGTGCCGGTCCACCAGTTGTCAAAACTGATTTCGGGAGAAGCTTGATTGACAATGTGATTATCAGGAACAAAAGTGGGATTTATTGAATCAGGATGTAGAACTGTACCTGGAAGTTCTACGAAAAGTACACCTCCAAAGTAAGCACGATCATATTTGTCGATTAAGAATGAATTCAAAAATCTAAATTTGTTCTTATCGTAAATCTGATTTAAAATACTGTGAGATGTAGCAGAGTCGTAAAATAATATTCTAAGAGTCGTTGACGAACGCCTGATAGCCTGAAAATTTCCTTGGTCGTATGCTGCAGCATCGGAAGAGAGGTTATCTAAACAATTTTTAAGTTGTATTATCATTTCTTCATTTGTTCTATCAATTTTAAAAATACTTTTATTTTTGTGTTTCATAAAGGGAGGCTCTATTGTGAAAAGTGAAATTTATATGATCGAATCTGTTAAGGAAGTTTACCAGGTTGGAAATGCAAGTTTAATGAGTGATTTTGACGATAAACCAACCATCTCAAAAGACATGCTATTGCATTTACTAAAGGGATTACCACTAGTTGATCTTAGTGATGGTGAATTTATCCACTGGCTCCAATTAGATTCCGAAGCATTAGAGTATGTGGCTGCGCATATTAATTAGAAAGTTTCACAATAATTTTCCTTTCCAGCGTCCGTATTGGATGCTTTTTTGTTTAAAGCGAGTGACGGGAATCGGACCCGCGACTACAGCTTGGAAGGCTGTCGTTTTACCACTAAACTACACTCGCATAAGAGCCAACAATGGGTTTTGGTCGGCTCAACAGTTAATTAGAATGTACCTAAAATTATTTTTGCTTAAGACGATCAACCATATCTCTTTCCATTCCTTGGATTATGCGGCCACATTCTTTCCTTGAGTAGCTATCTTTTGTAAGATAAACGAAAGCATACAGATTAATAAAAGAGGTTAAGTCATTAGTAATGTTATCTATGAGTTCATATTTCGACATATCTTTATCCATAATCTTACCTTCTTTCTTTTAAAAGTGGGTGGCAGGGATTGAACCTACATAACAATTTCAAACGAGAGAGAAGGGCTGAAATCGTTATTCTACCATTGAATTACGCCCACGTGATGTACGTACTAAAGTAAGCGGTAGTATGGGTTATTTGTTACAATGCGAGCGGCAGGAGTCGAACCTACATCTGAAATTATCTAGTTAGCAATTCAAAGGAGTACTGTTCTACCGTTGAACTACGCTCGCGTGAAAGCCCAACTAAGGGCCAATTATTTACAGTTAATCTTTTTTGAGATTTGTGTATGATATAACCCAAGAACCCACAGATGAGCTAGCCTTCTTAACTTTTACCGTAACTGTTTCACCTTTATTCACCTTAGGATTTTCATAACTTACGAAATTCAAGTGCTTGCCAGTTTCAAGGTTATAACCAAATGCGCTATTTGGAACAACTTTATTGACCTTGAATTGAACGGTTTTTCCCTCAATATCTTTATTAGCATTTAATGCTGATTCTGCTGTTGAAGCAGTATAATCAGGCTTTTTGTTTCCACAACCAGCCAGTGTGAAAATTATAGCTATAATGGCTACAAAGACAATACTCATTTTTTTCATTGATGTTTCCTCCAAATTAATATTTCCCCAAATAGAAATCCCCATGATGATTAAATTCTAACCCTCTGGCTTTTAATGACATCCTGACTGGTCAATGTGAGTGGCAGGAGTTGAACCCGCATGGCAATAAGAAATAAAGGAAGGGTATCCCATAAGAAGTTGCCGTTCTGCCGTTGAACTACACCCACGTTTGTAATCAATTAGTGATGAAGCTTTTTATAGAGAAAATATGCAACTAATGCTGATATAATTGCCACAAATAATAGCTCAGTGCTCCACTTAATAGAGGACAGGCTTTTTAAAAAATAAGTTAAAAAATTGAACATTGGTGATTCTCCTGTGTTTGATTGAGTTAAGAATCTCTATGCGAGCGGCAGGAGTCGAACCTGCATTGGAAGGTAGGCTATATTTGAATTAAAGGAACCATTCTACCGTTGAACTACACTCGCGTGAAAGCCCCGACAAGGGCTTGGACTTGTTATGGTCTCGCGTATTGATTGCCCCGTGGTGCTGGCTTGGCACCAGAATTATCAGCAGCACTCTGGGTCATATATTGGTAATTACCTGGGTTTTTAACGCTGGTGTAGTACTTGTTGGAGTCTGATACAAAAACCATACCAGAAGCGGCAGTAGTCCAATCACCATCTTTGGTATAAGAAGCATTGTCTGTAGTACTTGTTTCGCTCGCTTTTTTTGCTGATGACGAGCTAGCAGCTAATGATTCTGAACTGGCTTTAGCTATTGAAGAGCTTTCTGCCTCAGACTGTTTTTTACTGGATTCAGATTCAGAACTAGCTATACTCTCTGAATCTTCTTTGGATTCCGACTTGGAGGCAGCAATACTTTCAGATTCTTCTTTGCTACTCGATAGGGCACTTTCAGATGACTCCTTTTCTTTAATAGAGTTAGCTTTGCTGATGCTAGCCTTTCTTTTTGACTCATTGGAAGCATTTTTCTTTTTGTGTTTAGAAGATATTCTGCTAGAAGTGCTTGCCTGATCTGCACTTGATCGATGAGTTGGTGAGGCTATGGTTCCTACTGTTAGAAATAGAACGGCTGCTATAAGCGAAATAAAAGTATATTTTTTGTATGGCTTGTTAACACCATTTTTTATAAAGTGATTGATAATCCAACGAATCGCAAAATATACTATTGCGATCAATGAGAAAAAAAACATAATTGCGCAAAAGCTTTCCAAAGTAATCCCTCCAAAATATGTTATTCCCCAATAACAATAATTCCCCGAATTATAAGTAGTCTAAACTCCTAGCTTTTATCGACATCCTATCTGGTCACTCGGGTTACTGATTATACTTAGCATTCAGATTATCTGTGTTCCATTCGGTAGCGACCGAGAAGTGTTAGTTATTTGGCAGATCTAAAGTTATTGTACCCAGTTTGGCATCATTGTTATCTGGATCAGTAGCTTGGATTTTGACAGGATATTCATTATTGTCCAATTCATAGCTCCCCATACACTTTACTTCGGCACCTGGTTTGACTTTTTGTGACGCAGCTTTTTCAAGCGAGCTCCATTCATCAGAGTCCTTTGAAGGATTACCGAGGTCCAAGTCATTGATTGACGTTTTACTTTCTTGAGTAAAATGAGCACCCTCGATAAGTGATTCAGTTGGTTCAATATTTTTATTCTTAGAAGTATTTTTGAATGTATAGTAGACAATCAAGTCGGTTCCACCCTCAAAATGTGGTGTGGTTTCTGTCGAAGTAATTGTGATTGTATAATTGGTAGTTCGAATTGTTTTGCCAGAAACGCCGGGTAATTGTGATATTTTAGCGTTCATTGCATTCCCAGCCTCAGACAATTTTTTGTTGTAGGATATCCCAAGTTTAGAATAAGCAGCTTTATTAGTATTGCTGACTTTTTTGATGTCTGTGTTGTACGAACTCGAAACAGTTTTTCCTTCTATGTCACCTAAGTAGGTAGCTATTGAATCATTGAAATTTTTGATAACTTTATAATTGGCATTTTGTTTATATTTTACTAATTTATTATTGTAGATTGTAATCTGCTTATCAGCATTTCTAGCAGTTAATCTAACGTTATCATTTAATGTTAAATTACTATCTGTAATAGATTGAAATACAGGGGCCAATTGTTCTGCAGATTTTGTATATTCCAATTTGGCTTGTTCATCGCTCATATTTTTCTTTGTAATAGTGGAACTGCTTGGCTGGTTATTGGAAGTGTTATTACGGTTACTTCCGCAAGCAGTTAAAGTTAGGACAGTTAGTACCGCAATATTTAGTGTTAAAATTTTTTTCAATTGAAACTCCTCCAGATTAATATTTCCCCAAATAGAAATCCCCATGATTATTAAATTCTAACCCCCTAGCTTTTATTGAATTCCTATCTGGTCAGCGCTTTTAGATCAGCGAAGCCAGTTCATGCGGTAGCTTGAAAAAATCTAAGAAGTCTAATACATCTTCTTGCTTGCTCCAACCATATTCCTCTTTCAACATAGCCAGCATAAACTTGTTGGCCTCAGTTTCGTTGTCATCGGATAGAAAGCTTGTCGTATTTACCGCAAAAAACTGCGTATTAAATCCCTTGTGATGCCGTATATGAAAAATTTCATGATAGCAAACACCATCTTGTGTCCGCTCATCAATTGTATTGTTAATGACAATCATTGGGATTCGATACGAGTTATTATTGTAGCCGTAAATATTGCTACCAAGGTTATTGAACTGAACGTTGATTCCTAAGTCGTGTGCCAGGTCAAAAGCATTTTGAATCCCAAACTTGTTGGTTAAGTGGTCAATATCTTCTTCAATCCACCGTTCCATATAACCAGCTCCTATTATTCCTCTCCATTACGATACTTTTTGGGAGTGAACTTTCTTTTTGCTAATTGTTTGGATAATTCTAATGTTTGACGCATGGACGCTTTGAGCAGTTCTTTGTCCTGATCAGATAGCTCTTGTCCATTTTGGAAAAATGATAAAGAATGTTTGGAGTCGAGCCCGTTCATCATATCTTCAAGTTCCTTATCGATACTTTTTTCATCTTTTTCAGTTAAGTCATAATAGTGAGAGTTTTTTATAGGCAAGTTATCCTGATCTTTGGTAATACCAGCTAGTTTAAAAATCTCATCATCAGTAATTCGTAGACCTGTTGCCATTTTTTGAAGAGTTTTTGGTTTGGGAATCTCGCGTTTTTTATTTTCTACCTGTGACCAAAATGATGGAGATATTCCTGCTTGTAGCGCAGCTTGTCTAACTGTAAATCGTTTTTTATTTCTTATTTCTTTGATTTTTGGACCGAAGTTTAACACTTCGTTACGTAAATTTTCCGTTGAACTCATGGCGTCAAACTCCCTTCTATGACTGGATTATAGCAAAAAAGTGAAACAATAAAGTGCAAAAAGTGAAATATTATCGTAATAAGTGGTTGCAAAAAGTGAAACAAAAGATTATAATAATTTATGTAATCAAGAAAGGAGGCGAGGACATGGCAGTAGTCCTTCCTGTAAAAAACTCTGATGAAATCAGAGAACTAATTAGCCTGAAAGGTGAGACAGTACGGTCGTTTTCCCGTAAGAACGGTATTTCTTATGGATATTTATCTCAAATATTAAATGGAAGGAAACCATCTCCGAAAGTCGCTAAGAAAATATCAGATGGGGTTGAGAGACCAATTGATTCACTTTTTTTGTTCTCAAAAGTTGCAAAAAGTGACACAAAACCAAAGGAGGCGGCAAAATGAGTGAGAAAAAATATAAAGGTTCCTCAATAAATAAGTATGCAGAAGCTTGCAAGTTCGCACGAGAGGTAGCGTACCCAAATGATTTAGATAATGTTCTTGCTGCTGTACAAAAAGTCGAGGAGCAATTTAATATGCACCCTCGGCAACTAGAATCAATTATTCAGTTTCATTGTCAATATCATCAATTTCAAGATGAACTTCTTCATCATGAATATTGAGGCTAAAACGTGGTTCTTCTGATTCCATTTCATGTTTGTGGAATGCTTGGTTTAAGCCGGAAACTTGTGCCCAAGCATCGCGAATAGGTTCAATCATTGATTCATCAACGTCTGTATCACAGTACGGACAGCTGATTTTTGTGATTGGTTGATACATGTTTAATGGAAAATCGTGATTACACTGATAACAATGAAGTTTCGCGATTGTCATAATAGCCATAATTATCACCTCCTTATGATAATTATCGCATAAGGAGCGAACAAAACTATTAACTTTTCAAAGAACGGAGGCAGCAAAATGACACATCTATCACGAACTACATTAATTAATGCACTAGCAAAGGTTAAGCCAGAAACACCAAGAGTAATGTTTGAGGCACTAAGCGATAAAGCACTAGATGCTGAATTTCGAGCAGTAACGGCCGAGTATAACGAGCAAGCTAGCCAACTTATGTCAGTTTCATATTAGGAGGTGCGCACATGTCAGATACGATATTGATTCGGCATGAGGCTCCAAAGGGCTTCCAATTCATTAGCGAAGAAGAATACGAGAGGTTCCAAGCCTGGAAGCAAGCACAACGTGGTATTCGTACTTGGAAGCTTAAAGATCTGGCTAAGTATAAATACGGAACTAAATCAACCGAACGAGCCTCACGATATTTAACCAAGCATCGCCATGATTTGGATATTGAACAGGGTGGCTTCATTGATTATGTGAATACCCATAACGGCTGGCAGATTCCAGCAGCTGAGATGATGGATTACCTATTAAATCATCCCGACTAACTAAATTATAAGTGAATTACACGGAAAGGCCATATAAAGCCCTTTCCAAAATACAGAGGTGTAGGTATGAAGAACAAGTTTGCAGAGCAATTGTCATTAGCGTTGGACAGGCATAAAGAATCAACACAGCAGCAAGTTGCCGACGGGACGCATATTTCTCCCGGACAATTGTCCCGGTTGAAGAGTGGATCAAGAAGCACTGATCCACAAATCAGGAAGTCGTTAGCAAATGTAATTAACGATTTTTGGCTTAAATATTCTGGTGCGCGAGAGAATTTTGGAGTGCTTTCATTCCAAAATGATCATCGGTTACAAGGCGATATGTTTTCAGCCCTGATGAAGCAGAGAGAGGAGCAAAGTCAGCGAGAGAAGCTTGAGACGGAGTTCGAAGAAGCTATTGCAGTCAAGCCGAGAGACCGAACACCAGCACAGCAATTAGTTATTGAACGCTATCCACGTGAATACGCTGAAGAGATTAGCGCCGAGATAACTGATTTAGCTAAGAAAGCTGAGTATGCCGGTATTCCAATGGATAAATTGCAGGAAGTAATCGATAAAGTCAATCAAGAAAATGGCTAGGAGGAAATAGCAATGATTGAAGGAGCATTAGTAGGCTGCGCGTTAACTGCATTGTGGTTCAAGCGTTATGAAGTTGCTAGTTGGTTTGGAATTTAAGGAGATGAAGACGATGAAATTTACATTCAGGATTGGAAACGTGCTTTACAAACAGATCACAATTGAAGAATTGAATAATGTTTTTGGCACGTTTAAGGAGGTCGAACGAATTGGAAGTACGCAAAGTATCGCCCAAGCCTAAATTTGAGTACGAAAAAAGCTGCTCGAGTATTGGTAGTACCCGTGCAGCTAAGACGCTTAATAAATTTATTTTCGAGTTCTATTGTACTCCGAAACTGTCACTAAGACAACGTTTAGCACGGAGGTGGGCAAAATGATGCCAGCACAGGCAGATTTAAATGAGCATTGGCAGCAAAGTAACGACTCACGTGACTGGGTACTTGACGCAGATAACTATTGCTACGATGGTGACGAGTTCGACAAGGCACAGTTGTTCCAAGATTACATCGATAACAATGACTTTAAGCAGTGGGCGACTGATATGCAGGCCGATATGTTGAGCGCCATTTGTATCGTCACTTTCGGTTCGACTGACGTAAGTGTGTTGTATCCAGATCAAGGTGAGGAACCTAATTGGCAATGGTTGATTGATGTGTTTGGTCAAGCCCGTCTATGGGATGAGCTACTGGCACACATCGACACGGACACGATGATGACACGTCTGGGCTATCACTGGGTATCAGAGGAGGAAGAAGCATGAGTAATGAGTTAGTTACGATGGTTAATAACAATATTGAGGATATGAAGAATAATGAAGGCTTGTCATTACCACCTGATTATTCAGTAGGGAATGCATTAAACAGTGCTTACTTGATTTTGAGTGATACGTCCAAGGGCCAACCATTACTTGATAAGTGTGACCAAGGATCAGTTATCAAGGCGTTGATGAACATGGCAATTCAAGGATTGAGCCCAGCTAAAAACCAATGCTATTTCATTCCTTATGGCAACCAGTTAGTCATGCAGCGTTCCTATTTTGGCTCAATTAGCGTTGTAAAGCGTCTTTCAAACGTTAAGGATATTCAGGCACAGGTTGTCCACAAAGACGACACGTTCAAGATTGGTGGTGAAAATGGAGTGTTGGTGGTTAAAGAGTTCGAGCCAAGCTTTGAGAACCTAGATAAGCCAATTATCGGGGCATTCGCATGGGTCGAAGATCTGAATGGCAACCGGACCTACACTGTTATGACTAAAAAAGACATCGACACAAGTTGGAGCCACGCTAAGACGAAGAAGGTTCAAAACGAGTTCCCAGAGGAAATGGCTAAACGGACTGTAATTAATCGAGCTGCAAAGTTCTACATTAACAGTTCAAGCGACAACGATTTGTTCGTGCAAGCAGTTAACGACACGACGAATTCCGAGTACGAAAATGATAATCCGAAGGACGTAACACCGGCTAAAAGGTCATTGGTGGCTGACGTAGCAGAGAATAAAGCCGAGAAGTCAGAATCTGCCGAACCAGCTAAAGAACCCGTTAGAACGGCTGTAAAGGAGGCATCAAGCAATGATCAAGAGTTTGTCAAAGACGAAGTCGACCAGCAAAATCTCTTCGACAACCTCAATGATGTTGGATCAGAAGCTGACGCCGAATAATTATTATGAGAACTGGACTGACCGGGCCTACATGTCGCCGACGGTGTTTAAACGGTTTCTAGCATGTGAAGCAGAAGCGTTAGCCGAGTTGCAGGGTAAATGGGAGCCAGTTATGAACTCAACGGCGCTAGTCGTTGGAAATTGGCTTCACAGCTACTTTGAAAGCGAGAAAGCTCATACGAAGTTCGTTGATGAACACTCCGAAGCAATTTCAAGCCGAGGACCGAGCAAGGGCCACCTAAAAAAGGACTTCAAAATTGCTGAATCCATGATTGAAGCCTTATCTGACGATCATGATTTTAATCTTCTTTATCAAGGCGATAAAGAAGTGATTGTAACTGGTGAAATCGGTGGTTATCCCTGGAAGGGCAAGGTTGATTGCCTTAATTTGAAACAAGGTTACTTCGTGGATCTGAAGACGACCGCTGACATATACAAGTCGTATTGGAATCCAGAAACTCGTGAGAAAGAACCGTTTGTATATGCGTATAACTACCCACTTCAGATGGCAGTCTATCAAGAGTTGATTAAGCAGCAATTCGGTGTGATGTGTAAACCGTACATCGTGGCAGTAAGCAAACAGGATCCACCAGACAAGCAGGCTATTGATTTACCAGAGTACCGACTTACTAATGCTATGAACCAGATATTGGGCTCTCAACAGCATATTCAAGATGTCATTAAAGGCGAAGCAGATCCTACCCAATGCGGACATTGTGCTTATTGTCGTAGTGCCAAAAAGTTAGAGAGCGTCGTTAGTGCAGACGACTTGCTCATGGATTGATGAAACAGAATTGGCTTGAATGCAGCAGTGACTGAATCCACCGAATGGGTGAAAGGCCCATTAGTAAAGGAGGGACGAATTTGGATTACTTCAAACAACGACGAGCGTACCGTAATTTTAAGATGTATGAAGCGAGTGTCTCTAACGGCCAAAATAATCTGTATCGCGAGTTACTAGACTATGCGAACGATGAAGGCAAGTTGGACGTTCAGTTTCGCATGAAAAATTCGGCATTACTCAGTCTGACAGGACTATCCGAACCCGGCCTCGATAAAGCACGCAACTCATTAGTGCAACTAGGACTAATTAAATACGTTAGAGGCAAGAAAAATGTGAAACCACCTGAATATCGCATTATTAATTTATATAGTAGGTCAGCTGGTTACCCAACCAGTAACCCAACTACAAGTCATAAAAGTAGGTCAACTGGTTTAGATGAAGTAGGCCAACCGGTTGGGCAAGGTGGAGGTCAACCAGTAGAACATAAAGAACTTACTAGTACTGACCCTGACTTGACTGATACTGACTCTTATGATGATGACGCGGGTGTCACGCGCGAGCAGGTCATTAACGATTGGACCAACCTGTGGGGATTTCCAAATGGTATTGCCCGACCTGAGATTGATGAATGGCTGGAAGAGTTCAAGCCTGAGGTGATTGCCTATGCAATTTGGGTTGCTGGAGAACATCAGATTGGATCTAATGCATGTTTGAAATACGTTCGTGCAATTGTTGCGGGTTGGAAGAAACGAAATATTACGACGTTAGAGCAGGCTAAAAAGGCTGCTGCTAATCATGACGACCGCATGAAGAGCGAAAGAAAACCTAGTGGCTATTCGAAGCCACGCCGTAAAGAAGTTACGCCAAAGTGGATGCAAAACGGCGCTTCTCAGGCGGATTCTAAGCCAAATTCAAGTGATAACCAGCAGGAAGATATGAGTGACGAGGCGTTCCTAGCGTTCATGAACAGTCAGGAGGAAGCTAAATGAATTGGGGCAATCAATTAGTCAATTTAGCCGCTAACCATGCCTATGAACCGGCCGCGTTGCACTGGGCTAAGCAGCGCATGAAGCGGCATTTAAAGGCCGGTGGTAGTGCACAAGATGAGGTGTGCGCTCATGAGTACAAGCTATTTGCACTCGAGGTTTTAATTATTGAATATCAGCGGGATGGCTTAAATTTTGATTTGACCCAATGTTGGGGTAAGCCAGCCGAGTATTTTATTGATCTAGAGCAAGCTAGACAAGGATTGCAAACGGAGGTGAGCGCATGACTGAAACACAGGTGCTAGTAATTAATGCTGACAGACCCGATATCGATCACCCACTAGCAATAGGGCCAGAACCGGAAATGTTTAAGCTCGCGCAACATAACTACAAATCTGGTGAATGGCCGTTTCCAGTTAGACTTGTGAAGCCTGGGACTAATGTACGCAGTGATGAAGCTTACTCAGCTAGTATGTTACCAGATCCCCAAGCTGAGGAACGTGAGCAAATTAGAGATATTCGCCGTGCTCATCGTGATGGTAACCATACGATAAGGGCGTTGACTGATGAGACTGGCTATACAAGTCAGCGGGTTAGCTATCTAGTGCATAAGTACAGTCTGCCGTTGCGGAACGAGTACTGGCGGGCTGAGAAGTATAACAATCCTGACGAAGTGATCGCCTATCAAACACTGGCACGATTATGCGAGAGGATTGACGCCCCAGAGTTTTCGATTAGACAAGCTAGCACGTCTAACGGGGTCGTTAATGGCTATTACATTAGTTGGGTGCCGAAAGTATGAGCAAAGTCGTGATTAAGGGCGAACTACCTAGCTTAAATGAGTACATCAAGGCTGAACGGGCCAACAGATACGCCGCAGCTAACCTAAAGAAGCGGTACACAGCCTTGTGTAGTGTATATGCGCGGGCTAGTCGAAATTCTGGAGTCGAATTCAGCTGGCCTTGCAAGCTTAAATTTACGTGGTACACGAAGAACAACCGGAAAGATGCGGATAATATCGCGTTTGCTAAAAAGTTTGTGCTGGACGGCTTTATGAGGGCTGGACTCCTAGGCAATGACAATCGCAAGCATATAACCGGTTTCCAGGACGAATTTGCGGTTGATAAGCAGAACCCAAGAGTGGAAGTTGAAGCAATTACGGAGGACAGACATGGACAGTGAAATACCAGCATGGGCCATACAAGCAGCCTGTGAGGCGATGGGCTACGCAGATGAATCGGAAGTAGCCTGGGAAGATTATCCGCTGATAATGGCGTTAGCAGAGTCAATGGAGGGCGAATGATGATTCATCATTACATTACGAGATACGAAGAAAATAAAGAAATATGGGTTGAATCTTGGTTACAAATTAATTTATTTGGCAAATGTTATTGCTTTAGCAAGAGAAAAATAAAAATACTCTCGAAATAAATTCGAGAGCACCGCGTTCAATTCTTGGACCATTTATTACCGGATTTTTGAGTTGGAGGCAGCCGATCACCTTTTTGAATGTGAACAGTCCGACCGTTACTCAAGTTTCCACCACGAGGTCCAACTTCATGATAGGTACCAGCAGGTTTGTTGTCAGTACCTGGTTTGATTGGTTGTGTCATACAAATCACCTCACATATATAAATTTACATTGATAATTCAATCAACTTCTACAAGATAGCACCATTCACATAAAAACTCAACATATAGAGTTTTTAACTTTGAAAACACAATATACAGAAGAAGGTGGTTAATATTTGGAATCAAGTGGAAATTGTTCTTAAACAGCGTCAGCTTAATATTAATCAACTGGCAAAGTTGATGGGGCTAAAAAGTAATGCAGTCCTGTATGAGTTTAAGCATGGCAAGATTAAACGACCGAGTTTTGAATTAATGGAAAGAATAGCTGACGCATTAGACGTTAGTATGGATAGTTTTCGACAAAATAATACAGGGGACGAGGATGCCTAAACACACTAAGAAGCGTTCAACGATTAAACGGAGGCACCGGCGTATGAAGGAACACGCCGAAGCAATTCAAATGAAAGCCATAGTTGCCAACCTGGAAATGAACGCGACGCTAACAACTGAGCAACAGGCACAAATTGGCCAGGACTTCATTGCTGACATTATGGAGTTGAGTGAGCGCGAGAGTAAACAAAAAGCCGCCTACTAGGGCGACTAGTCACGGGACCACTCGAATGACCGTTGTAATTATAACATAAAAAAAGCGTTGCTATTGCTGACCGTGCTACAACTAATTCCGAATAAATTAATTATAGCATACGAAAGCGGAGGGGCGCATGATGGGCGAACAGCAAGTTATTTCAGATGAAATTTTTCCACCAATTGACCAGGAGAAAACAATTAAACAGGTGCGGCGGTTCTTGGATAAGAAGTTACCGCAAGCAGTTCGAGCGTCCGGCCATTCGGTCGCTGATCTAAAATCGCCTAGCATGGATGGCATGCCTAAGTCGGCCCCAGCTGGTAATTCGGCCGAGGATCGGATTACACGCCGCCTGTATGCAGAGCAGATTGTCCGACAGACTATTCAGGCCATGGCTCGCTGTGATCATGAGTGCCAGGAGATATTAGATCGGCTATATTTGCAAGGTTACAGCGACACGATGTGCTACATGGATATTGGCTACAGCAAGACTCAGTATTTTGACCGCTGGAAGCCATTGGCAATGCTGCAGTTCGCACAGAGCTACTACCTAGAAGATCTTAATATTTATCAAAACCGAACTCAAACCGGACTTTAACCGAACTTTTCCCGAACTCAAGCCGGACTTCATAGCAGTAAATTGGTGGTAAATTAGTATTATCGATAATTGGTTAGGGCGACAAATAAACGTTTTTCTGATAGCCCTAGCCGTTTTATGTGGCGGATTAAGGTAAATACGGTATTTATTATGCTGTATGTGGTTCGATTCCACATCGCCACTTTAGACGGGCACAGGTGTACAATTTGTGTTGCCTCCTTGATTAGTTGATATGATTGCCCGTCTATTAAGCAGATATGATCTAATTGGCAAGATGGCGGTCTCCAAAACCGTCTATGTTGGTTCAAATCCAGCTATCTGTGTTGCCGGCGGATTTATAAGGGGTGATGCGCTCCTCTCTGCCGTCGGCATTAGTCTTCGTGTTTAACGTCGGCCGTTGAATGCGAGTATCGCTGTGGGCTAATTGGTAAGCCACAATGGGATGTAGGTTCGAGTCCTACCGGCGATATTGTTATGTGATACAGCACCCAATGGGAGTTGACCGCATAACGCGTGCTTGTGGCGGAATAGGTAGACGCATAGTCAGACGCGAGTAACGGGTGTTGGTTGACAACCAGTATGTCCACACATCATGTAGGGTGCAAATCCCTACCAAGCACATTAAACGCGTCCGCGGCACCAAAACGGGCAATCTCCAAACTGCTCTCGCTTATTGGCGGGAGTTTTTGTATAGTTAGATTAGTTTGGAGGATTATCATTAATGAATAAATCACTACGTAAACTACTTTTACTTGCTGTTTCTACTATTTGCATGTTACTTTTAATGTTTGGTATCTTTGATTTTTCTGGCATTGTTGCAGTATTAGCGTTGTTACTCAGTGTTTATACTACCTATAGTTCAGCAAAAGAAAAAGACAGGTCTGATTTTGAAGGATTATTTTTCCACTTGTTAACCTTGCTGGAGCAAACAATAGGTAACTCAGATACGTTTAAGAGTGATATAGAATCACTAAAAAACGACAGCGATACCTTTATCTATAATAAAAAGGTTAGCCTTTTTAACAAAAATACCTACTTACTAAAGGAAATTATTTGTGATATATATAAAGGCCAAAATAGAGAAATCGCATTGAATCAAATAACGTTGATAACTAATTCTGATGACCGTTACGAGTATTTTAAGGCATTACTAATTCAGAAAAAAGAGGAAGATTATTATAAAGATCTGTTTGGAATAGGAATGGATGAAGTTTTAACAGAAAAAAGAGAGAAACTAGCGGAAAGCAGCATTGATTTTACGCGATATGGACAGTTCTTTAGGACTGTCCATAGAATAGTAAAACTACTTCTTGATAGGTCTACTGAAGAACAACAAAAGTATATAGGAGTTTTACGAACTCAATTGAGTGAAGAACAATTGGTTTTGTTATATTATAATGCCGAGTACACTCAGCGCGGTAAGAAGTTTAAAGCGAATGTAAACAACATGGATCTTTGGGGAGATAAAGAAGAATTGGGGATAACTCCACCCATGCATTTTAACGATAAGCTACTTGTTTGGCCAGATGATTTAGAGATACTGAAAAATGAATATACAAGTAAATAGCGTCTTTCGGGACGCTTTTATTTTATATAAATTTAGGAGTGGTGTCATGACAGTAATGATTCATAGTAAATACGGGTATGAGCCACCTGAATGGGTGCAGGCTGACGCCCGGATAGATAAGTGGTACAAGGATAAGAAGCGTCGTGCTAAACAGCATGGCGCTTTTAGTTTGGATAAAAATAAAAAGGTGGTAATTAAGAATGAACGATGTTGAATTTACAAGTAAATGCAAAGCCTTAGTGCTGGACTACGCTAATGAACATTTAGATGTAACCGATGGAAAACAAATCACTGTCGATGATATCTTTATTGTTTGGCAAGTTAAAGCATTGCAGAATAGCAAAGCGTTACTCAGCACGACCTTAAGTGATGGCATGTATTACGAGCTTACCTATAACGGTGATAAGGGTGAGATCTACCTAGACGCCTACAAAAAGTTTGAGAATCGATGCTACAAAATTTAGACTAATTAATTCCAATTAACGGAGGTGTGGTGGTATGTAATGACAGTATACAAAAGTTTACAAAATGGCGCTTTTCAAAGCCTTGATGAACGGCGGAAAAAGGCTGTTATCATGCTGTTTGAAGATGAACTGACTGATGAAGAAATCGCCAAAACGGTAAACCGTTCACGACAGACACTTGCCAATTGGAAGAAGAACCAAACCTTTATCAAAGCTCAGCAAGAATACCGCCATATCGCATTGGATGGTTATGTGCCGGATGCGGTCAAACAGTTACACCAGCTATCCTTAAATGCCAAGTCTGAGATGGTACGCTTACAAGCAAATACAACGATTCTAACCATGGCTGGATTTGGCTCGGCGGATGGTAATGATGAACTTCGGGAGGCACAAATCAGGAAGGCTAACGCGGATGCTCGCATTGTTGAGCATAAGGCTAATGAACTTGAAGGCGTTGGTCATGTAAATCCATTGCTTAAAGCTTTAGCCAAAGGAGCACAGCAGTTAGTACCTAAGGAGGAAGAAGACGATGCAAACACCACTAAGTAGTATTCAATATGGTAAGAAACAGGCAACGTTTATTTTTTCTCCATTCGACCATCTGTTTGATGTGAATGAAGGTTCAATTCGTGCTGGCAAGACGGCGGCAGATGATGCCCGGTTAGCGCTGTTTTATTTGGCAACAACGGATGAGAACCATTTAGTCAGCGCCTATAACCAGGAACTTGCTTATAACCTGTTTATCGAAGGTGATGGCATGGGACTAGCCTATATATTTGATGGTGCTAGTCATTTGAGACGTGATCGTGGTGGCGATCATTTAGCTTTAGACCTACCTAGTGGAAAAAAGAAGATTTACTTCAAAGGTGGGGCCAAGTCAAATAGTGCGAATGCTATCCGTGGGATGTCGTTAGGTTCCGTCGCGTACTCTGAAATTAACTTGTTAAACCGCGAGTTCCTTGACGAAACTTTTCGGCGGACGGCCGCAGCTCAGTATCGTTATCATCTTGCTGACCTTAACCCACCGGCACCACAAGACCCAATTATCAAATTCTTTGATGAGCGCGATGCACATTGGTTACATTGGCGTATGTCTGATAATCCAGTGATGACAACCAAGCGTTTGACTGAGATGGAGGCACAGCTTAAGAAGAATCCATATCTGTATAAGCGCGACTGGTTAGGATTAAGAGTTATGCCACAAGGGATTATCTATGACCAGTTTGACCAAGATAGTATGACTAACCATACCTTGATTGGACAACCGGTTGAGATGTACTTTACGGGTGATGCTGGTCAAGATGATGCCACAACAATGAGTTGCAATATTGTTACCCGCGTCCGTCAACCTGATGGGCGCTTTAAGTTTGTTCTAAATCGTGTTGCCAATTATTATCACAGTGGTACGGAGACCGGACAAATAAAGGCAATGAGCACATATGCCACAGAATTAAGAAGATTTATTTTGTGGTGTGTTAACACATACCAATTGCACTACTCAATGGTGTTAGTGGACCCCGCTTCATTAGCGCTACGGCAAGAGCTAATTAAGGTTGGCATCGAGGCTGGTAAGGCGGATAACAACGGGCATGATCATGTTGGCAATTCTAAAGGAATTGAAGTCGGCATTCAGCGGCAGCAATCATTGATTGCAGATGGTCAGTTTGTCTTGGTTGATACGCCGGATAGTGGACTAGCAAATCAGAGCTATGATAATTATCACTTTGTTAAAGAACTTGGTATGTATGTGCGTGATGAAACAACCGGTAAGCCGGTCGATGCTAATAACCATGCAATGGACGAGTGCCGGTACGCTGCTAATTACTTTACGAAGAAATACAAGGGAGGTTACTAGCCTTGTTTAACAGAATACATGATTGGATAAAGGGGGTGTTAGTCAAAATGGGATTAGCTACTGAGTTGCAAAGCGTAACTGACCATAAGAAGGTAATGGCGGATGATGACCAGTATGGATTGATTGCTAAGTGGTTTAGCATTTATCAGTCAACACCGGAATGGTTGAAAATACACAAAAAGTTACCCGACGATTCTTATTTAGATCGTCAGAAAATGTCATTAAACATGGGACAAGTTGCAGCCAAGAAGATGGCAAGTTTGGTATTCAATCAAAAGGCTGTTATTACTGTTAGCCCAAAGAACGCGAAGAATCCTGATGATCCTTCATCGCCAGATGATTATCAAACGATTGAGAATCAGTTCGTACAGCAAACCTTGAAGGACAATCATTTCTATAACAATTTTGAACGTTACTTAGAATATATGTTCGCAACTGGTGGCATTGTTATCCGATTGTACACTGATCGTGGTAAAGTTAAGATTCGATTTGCTACTGCTGATGCATTCTATCCAATCACGTCAGATGCTAATGGTGTCAGTGAAGCTGTCATTGCCTCCAAGTTCATGAGTGACAGCCATTACTATACGTTATTGGAATGGCATGAAGAAACCGATACAGACTATGTCGTGACTAACGAGATCTACAAGAGTACGACCAACAGCAATGATGATTTGGGTGTGAAGATTGATGATTGGAGTAACTTGCCAGATGCGTTCAAAAACATGTCACCGCAGCCAACTAGGTATTCCAAAAAGCTTTATTCACGGCCGACGTTTATCTATTTAAAGCCTAATTTAGCTAATAACTTGCACATTGACAGTCCATTGGGTATTCCTATCTACGCTAACGCCATAGACACATTGCGCCAGTTAGATGAAGCCTATGACTTGTTATTCCAAGAATTTGTCAAAGGAAAACGGCGTATTGCCGCACCAGCAAATCAATTGAAACGTGAAGTTGACCCACAAACCGGTAAAACACGGTATTATGTTGATTGGAATGAAGATGTCTATATGGCATACAACACGACAATGAGTGGCGGTGATGGTGAGTCAGCGAAACCGACTGATATTACATTAGGACTGCGAAATGAAGCAATTGTGGCTGGCATCAATGATTTGTTGCATTTCTACTCTTCACAAATTGGTTTCAGCGCAGATATGTTTACGTTTGACAGCAAGCAGGGTGTTATCACAGCGACAGCGGTAATCAGTGAGAATAGTGATACGTATCAATCCAAAAACAGTCATGAAACGTTGGTTGGAGAAGCAATTGAACATATTTGCCAGATTATTGTGGAGCTGGCTAAAAATGATTCAGGCGTACAATATTCAGGTCAAACAGATATTGATATTTCTGTTAACTTTGATGATTCGATTGCCAAAGACCGGAATGATAATCTGGATTATTACATGAAAGCTAATGGCAATCACCCCGTCATGACACAACTAGAAGCAATCAAGCGCGCCAATGGAATTACTGATGTTGAGGCTCAACAGGTTCTTGACCAAATCAATGCAGAAACAGCAAATGCTGAAGGTGCAATTGAAGATGTTGTCGGCGGTAACGGTAAAGATGGTGAGGGTAATGCTTAAACCATGGGATTTATCGGGTTATTCGGATGAAGATGCTAACAACTATGCTAATGTTGAAGATTTGATTTGGTCTTTCATTATCAGCCTGATAGGAAATGAAGCATCTAAACATGATGATGCCGATAATGAATGGATAAACGAATTACTTAATCATGCAGATGATGTTAGGCAATATGCTGCTAAAATAACTGTCTCACCTACACAGCATGCGTCTAAGCAATTGCACACAAGACTTAGTACAATTAGTCAAGATAATGTCAAACAAGCTGAAAAGTGGCTTAAAAAGGTTACTGGAAAGCAAGTGGATTCAATCAAGGATTCGCAACAGTTTAAGCAAGTTGTTGATGACCAGTTAACAGAGACGGATAATTATCTGAACCTTGCTAGACGTAATATGAGCGCTAATGCGTATCAGATGTTTAGGGGAATTGTTGGTGATGCAAAGCGGTCAATTGATAGTGGTACAACTGCCATCAAAGCAATAGCTAAAGCTAGTGAGGAATGGGCAGAACAAGGTGTACCCGCACTCGTTGATAAGGCTGGTCGAAAATGGTCACCAGATGTCTATGTGCGGACAGTGGTTAACTCAAGTATTAATAGTGCTACGAATGATACAGAGTTACTTAGGTATCGTCAGTATGGCTCGTTAGTTAAAGTTAATTCTCACATGGGATGCCGTCCAAGCCACTTACAGTATCAAGACCATGTTTATTCTTTGGACGGTAATACAGACAAGTATCCAGATTTCGAATCAACAACGGGATACGGTACGATTACTGGCATTGGGGGCATTAATTGTCGACATTATACGGTTCCATATATTGAAGGCCACGGTTCAATGCCAGTGCCACAGCAGTCAGATGATGACAATGCTGCTAGGTATCAATTAGAACAAACTCAGCGACGACTTGAACGTGAGGTACGAAAAGCTAAGCGTAAATTGATAGCAGCTAAAAAGCTTGGTGATCAAAGTGATATTACGGCTGCACAAGAATTAGTGAGACGTCGTCAGTCAGTTACTCGTCAGTTTGTTAAAAAGCATGGACTAGTACGTCAATACAATCGAGAAAAACAGTAGTGCCCTTAGCATGGCGTTAAAAGGCTTATTTTTTATACCTAAATTTAGAGAGGAGCAATAAAGATGGCAGAAGATAATCCAGTTCCAACACCTGAACCAGTGCCGGTTACTGATCCAGTACCGACTCCTACGCCAATTGATACTAAACAGGTAGCCACAGAAGCGCGTACCGAATTATTAAAGTCACTTGGGTTCGATAACGAGGATGACTTGAAAGGTGTCGTCGAACAACATAATAAAGATGTGGCGGCTAATCAGAGTGCATTGGAGGCTAAATCCGGTGAGCTAGACAAGGCTACCAGTAAGCTTGCAAAAGAAACCAGTCGTGCTGACACTGCAGAAGCTCAAGTAGCTGCTCTTAAACAAGGAGTTGATGCTGGCCATCTGAGTGATGCGCTGGCGCTCGCTAAAGCCGACTTGGTGAATAAAGCTAATGGCGTTAAAACAATCGATGAGGCATTAACAGGTGTTTTGGCACGGAACCCATCGTTTAAAGGTGCAGAAGCCGCACAAGGAACAGCCGTTGCTGGTCAGAACCTTAGCGGTGGTCAAGGTAACGTTGCGGTGCCAGATTTGTCAAAGATTAGCTATGGTGAAGCTGCAAAACTTAAACTAGAGCACCCTGATGTTTACAAGCAAGCTGTTACAAAACTAACAAATAATTAGGAGGAAATAACACATGGCAGATGAAACAACTGTATTAGATAACCTGATTGATCCACAAGTTATGACTGCGATGATTAGCGCTAAATTGCCTAAGGCAATCCGGTTTAGTGCTATTGCACCTGTTGACACTACACTTGAAGGTCGACCAGGCACTGATGTAACCGTACCTCGATACAAGTATATCGGAGATGCGACGGATGTCGATGAAGGTGGCGCTATTGATTATGCCAGCCTAGCAACAGATACCGACATGTTCACGATTAAGAAAGCAGGTAAAGGTGTCAAGATTACTGACGAAGCCGCTCTATCCGGATACGGAGATCCAGTAGGCGAAGGTCAGCGACAAATTACGATGGCAATCGCATCTAAGATTGACAATGACATCTTGGCTACTGCAATGAAAGCACGGCTTACGCTAAGTACTGGCGTTGATGTTACGTCATTGGATATGGTTGATGCAATTGAAGCTGCATTTAATGATGATACGAGTGAATACGCGGTAGAAGATGATTCACCGACCACCGGCGTCTTGTTTATGAACCCTAAAGATGTCAATAAACTACGTAAGGCTGCTGCTGAGAACTGGACGCGAGCAACTGATTTAGGCGACAACATCTTGATTAATGGCACATTTGGTGAGTTACTCGGATGGCAAATTGTGCGGTCACGTAAGATCAAAGAAGGTTCCGCTGTGGCAGTTAAGCCGGGTGCAATGCGTACCTACATGAAGCGGAATGTTCTCTCTGAAAAGGGTCGCGATATGGATCATAAGATCACTAAGTTTAATGCCGATGAACATTATGGTGTTGCAATCTATGATGACACTAAGTTGTTAGTCATTAATCCATTTGATGTCGAAGGCGGTACTGTTATTAACCAAAACGTAACCAGCACTAAGGATGCTACGGTTAAAAAATCCAATAAGGGTAAAGCTGTGGCACCTGATACGCCGTCAAAATAATGCCACCGTCTAATGTTAAAGCAGTGCCTACGAATGACGGTGCGAATATCATAGCAAAGTAGGCAATAAAAATTAGGAGGAATGTAGAATGGCTAAAGTGTTGAATGCTTATCAGAAGGGCAACGAAACGGCAATTGCGACTGGTGATGCAACCAGTGTGGCAATTACTGGCTTAGCAGCTGGCACAGTTGTCGCTACTGGTGACTATCAGGTTGCCTATGTGGACGGTAGCCAAGTGAGTGACAAGGTAGATGTTCTGGGATTTACGGTTCTTGCTACCAAGCCCGCTGATCCACAAAATGTTAAAGCTGCAGCAACCACTGATGGTGCCAATGTAACTGCTGGTTAGAGGTGATTAGATGCCGATAGTAGATCAATATTTTTACGCTTACACTTATTTTGGCGAGCAAGTACCAGTAAATATTAATTTTGGACGTTTGGAAATGCGAGCCGAAGAGATGGTCAATCAATACGCAAATTATTATTTCGATTCGCATAATCTTGATGATTTGCCACTTGAGGCTGACCGAATTAACGTGAAGAAGGCTGTCTGCGCTCAGATTGAATGGTTTATTGATTCTGGTGGGGTTGAAGAGCTAGCTAACGCTAAACAATCGGCTAAAGGGATTAGTCATGTAACGATAGGCAAATTTAGTTATGAAAAGTCAGCGCCCACAACGCTGCCACGTGGTACGGCACAACGCTCCAATGCGGCAATCAACTACTTACGACCAACTGGCCTATTGTATCGTGGGGTGCATTAAATGGATGATATTATTGATCCAATTCCCATCGAGTTGTTAGATGATGCCATCAAAGTGACACCCTACGACGCTAATAAAGCCAAACAGGATTCATGGATTATAAGCTCAGATAGTAATGGATCTGATGACTACACGATTAGACATGTACGAGTCGAACCTGCAACCTCAGTGTCGGTTCAATCCGTTGGTGGTAATGCTAGTGCACAGGTTATCACCGGGGCCTATACACTAATTGTGGATTCAACTAACTCGACGCCACTAGATAGGTTGCCCAAGATTAACGACAAGGTTGAAGTACAAAGTACTCACCAATCGCTAATCGTGAAGAGTCTTGATCCTATTTATGATTTCGGTACGCATGTTCATCATTGGGAAGGGGTGCTGCAATGACTAACAAAGTAGACTTGTCACCATTAGTTACACGTTTGAATAATCTTAATGTGCTGACAAACCGACTAGCAGATGTGATTGTGCGTGATTCTGACCAATATGTGCCATTTCTAAATGGCTATTTAGCTGGCCATGTATCGAGAATTCAAACCGGTACTGGCGTTACTATTGTTTGGACAGAACCGTATGCGGCCTATATGTACGGTGGTAAAGTAATGGTGAAGGCACCTGATACAATGGGTCAGCGGAGAGGTTATCACAAAGTAGTGACGAATCGGCCTTTGAATTATAACCACACTAAGCATGCGTTAGCGCAAAAGGGTTGGGTTGATAAAGCCTATTTGGTTAATGGTCACAATTGGGCAGCGCTCGTGGCACACGGATTGGGGGCGACGTAGTGAGTCAAGTTGACCTTGATCTGGATGTTCGGGTTGCTAATTATATTAGTGCTAACGTTAAGCTGTTTGATACGTTAACACTTGGCAATGACTATGCTCCTGGAATGTCACTGAGTTATACATTGCAACCCGCTGGACCGGCAACGCGATATTATGACGGTCGCCGCCGCCGTAGTTTTGCATTTGCAATCACTGCTAAACATCCACACGGAATTGTTTGTATTAACACTCTCAGTGCCATTATGGACATCATGGAGAATGCAACGCCGATATCAATCAAAAGTGAGAATGGAAGTTTCAAATTCATGAGCGCTAAGATGACAACCTCACCGGAGTTTCTAGCCACTGTTCAGGATGACGATGGTCAAGATGCTCAAAAGTATGGCGTCTATCAAGGCGCTTTTAGTGTACAAGTAATTATTTAATTTAGGAGGAATGCAAAATGGCTGATGTTACAACGCCAACAAATGATCCTACCGATAAGAATTATCAAGGATCAATTCAAGAAAATTATTTAGATGAATATTGGGTAGGTAAGACTGGGACAGACAAGACGATTACTTGGATGTACTTAGGTGATGGTATTACAACTTTCACACCTAAATATACTGATAAGAAGAAATCTGCCGCTTATTATAATGGTGGCGGTCAGGAACGGCAGACAGTGACTGGGGTAACGTCATCGTATGATATTTCTGGTGACCGTTCAATTGGTAATCCGGCCCAAGATGATATTGCTGGTATGAAGCAAAAAACCGGCGGTCAACGTGAACGGATGTTCCGGAAAGTACAATGGTTGCAGGAAGATGATGGATCACTTACCCCTAACATGATTGAAACAGGGATGGGAACCTTTACCGATATTGATGATGGTGGTGGTGCCGCTGATGATAATGGTAGTTTCAAAACTACTATGACGTATAACGCTGCTCCAGGTTTAATTGCAAAAACACAAGCTGCTGATATGAAAGCTGCTTTAGCAGATACACCATGTCAAAATGCGCTTATCTTGCATGTCAAAGCTAATTTACCAGATGGCACGTCAAAATAGTAGCACCATCAAGTATCAATGCAATGCCTACAACTGATGGTGCAGTGGTAACAAGTATGTAGGCAAGTGGCGGAGTAATCCGTCATACATAGCACTAAAAATATTAGGAGGCACCAGCATGAGTGATGTAATTAAATTAGAGGTTCCTAGTGACAGTATGACTTTTGAAATTGGTGATAAGAGTTACACGGTGAGCTTTGCGGATAAATCATTTGCTGTTTTTACAGATCAATATAATGATATTAAAATGGCTGAGGTGAAATTACAGCAGGAGTTACATCATCGATCAGTTGAGTTAACTGATAAAGAAGCTCAATTGGAAAAAGATATGATTAATGAACCAATGACGGCGTTAGATCATAAGAAACAAATCCTACAACGACGCTATTTACGAATGTACGATGATATTCAGAACAAATATAAGCTTGAAGCTAAGGAACGCTTTTATCAATTACTTGATGGCATGTTTGGCAAAAATGCTGGCAAGGAACTATACCATACTTGCAATGATTCCATGGTGGTGTTTGCTAAGGTTGTCGCTCAAATCATGATTAACGTAGAACAACATACGGATATTTCCGATTATCGCGACAAGTACTTACAGTCCATTACAGAATTGCGGAAGAATGAACAATGAGTTTTACCGATATAAACACTAACGGCATCGTATTTCGGAAACATCGGTATCGTTTAGACCTTTCATTTCGCATGGTGTTGCTATATTTTAAAGCGATTCGGGATGAAGGCCTCACTATACCAGAGCGTGTAGAAGTCAGCTTAAAAGCGCTGGTATTGGACGATACGAGCAAGCTACGTTTTGAGGAAAAGGGTCAGCTGCTGTCTGAAATATTTAATACAAAAATCAATAATGATCGTGATCGGATTCGAACCAAGGTGCTCAAGTCTGGTAAGCGGTCTTTTGATTTTGATGAAGACGAATCGTTAATCAAGGCTGGGTTCCAACAACAATATGGTATCGATTTAGATCGAGATAGCCTCAGTTGGGAACGGTTTACCACTATGTTGGATGGTCTTAATGAAGATACGCAATTTAAAAAAGTTGTCAGATTTCGACTGGCCAAGGTTAGCGATGATATGGATGCTGATATGCAAACGTATTTAAAGCAAATGAAGCTGATTTATGGATTAAAGCAAGCTCACGCCGATGGTGATGGCAAGTTGACGCCAGACGAATTGTCGATTGAGTTAGCTAACTTAGATATGCCACACAAGGCGTTACGGATGAAAGAGTTACGGGAGCAAGGGAAAATATAGAAAGGATGTGTGTAGATGGCTGATATTGCTGGTAGTGTCAAGATTAACGTGGACTTAATCGCTAAAGAGGCACTTGCACAAGCCGAAGTTCTTAAGCGAACATTTAAAGACGTGGATGTTAGCCCGAAAGCAGCTGCCAATTTAAAAGTGTTGAATCAAGGGTTAGAGACAACTGCAGCCAGCTATAGTAAGCTATCAGCCGCTCAAGAACAAGCAGGGCTGCACATGTCTTCTCAAGTTTCTAAGTTGAACTCTTATAAAGCACAGTTGCAAGCTAACCGACAAGAGATGACAGCAACAGCTGGTGAAATTGGTCGTCTGTCACGAGCAGAAGGTGATAATTCTGCTCAAGTAGTAGCGGCTAAAAGCAAATATGCTGCCCTTGAACGTGAACAGCAAGCTCTGGTTTTGTCAGCAGGCAAGTTGCAAAAGAGTGTTGGTGCATTAACACCTGAAATGGCTGCCGCAGCTGACAAAGCCATGATAATGGGAACTAAGATACAAAATGCTGGTGAAAAGATTAGCTCTCTTGGAAGTAAGGCCACCATCGGTTTTACGGTGCCAATTGTCACAGCCATGGGAGCGGCAACTAAATCTTTTATTAATTTTGATTCTCAAATTAAGTCAATGGGTGCCTTACTAGATGACGGTCATACTAGTGCTTCAAAGTTAAAATCAGAGCTAAATTCTTTGGGCGATGCTAGTAAAAAATGGTCAGTTCAATATGGTGTATCGACTACTCAAATTAATGATGGAATGACCGAGATGATCAAGAAAGGATATAGCTTCCAACAAGTTATGGGAGGGATGCCATCTATATTGAATGCAACCAAGGCTTCCGGTGATGACTTTAATGATGTTATGAAGGTTTCTACCTCGACACTTGAACAATTTGGCCTCAAATCAAATAATACAGCCACTATGTTGAAAAACACGCAACGAGTTACTGATGGATTAACGTATGTTGCAAACAAAACTTCTGCGGGCTTTACTGATATGGGATATGCCATGGAGTATGTAGGACCAGTAGCACATGGCTTGAACATGAGCCTGGAGGAAACTTCTGCGGCAATTGGTTTGATGAGTAATCAGGGGATTGAAGGGCAAAAAGCAGGTACTTCTTTACGTGGCGCACTTTCTGCTTTATTGACGCCGTCAAAACAAAATATGGAAGGATTTAAAGCACTTGGTGTCTCCGTATCAGATTTCAAGAAGGGCACACTAACGTTGCCTGACATTCTAGATAATATTAAGGCTAAGTCCAAGGGCATGACTAAACAACAGTTGCAATCAAATTTAGCATTAGCATTTGGTACCGAGGCTCAATCTGGGATGAATATTTTAGTCAATGAAGGTGGAGACGCTCTTCGAAAGCTCACTTCAGAGACACAAAACTCAACAGGTTACACCAAAAAGCTAGCAGATACTATGAACGATACCGCTAAGGCTAATGTCGATAAATTTAAACAGTCACTAAATGTACTTGGAATTGAAGCAGGCCAGCACTTACTCCCGTTGGTTACAGAATTCTTAAAACATGCAAAGGGATTAATAGAACGGTTTAATAACTTAGATCCGGCAACGCAGAAGCTAATTCTTAATACAGGCTTAGCTGTTGCGGCTGGTGGTCCATTGATTAGTATGTTTGGAAAATTGACCTCTGGTGTAGGGCTACTAACTAGTGGATCTATGAAATTATTGGTTGGTGCTGCTAAACTATCACCGCTATTTGGCACTTTAGTTAAAGATGGCGGCGCGGCCAGCACTGTCATTGCTGGCCTTAGTGGTGGTGCAGAAGCAGGTTCAGCATCCTTGTTAGGTTTAGGTGGTTCAGCATTAGGTACAGTTTCAGGATTAGGTGCATTGGCTGCGGCGGCTGCCCCTGTTGTATTGGGTGTAGCAGCTGTGGGGACAGCAACTTACTTTGCGATTAAAGCCGGCAAGGAGCATAGTGACCAGTTGAAGCGCCAACGTGCTTCGATGGACGAATATGGTGCTAATATCAGCCAAAACTCGCAAAAAGCGATTGGCTCGTTTAATGAACTACATCAAAAAGCCAAGAATGATATGGCGCTATTGGATACCGCGGTAGGCAAGCAGTCTAAACAGTTATCTAGCGATGTGGTTACTAAATACAGTAAGATGGCTGATTTGGTTGAACAACAGTTTTCAAAGACCAAAAAGGCTGGGATGGATGCACTATCCGACTTATCCGGAAGCTTTGGAAGTGCTGGCAATAGCTGGGTAACGCAAGTCGAAAAGGGTGTTGACAAGCGGGCTAGCGGGCAGACTAGTAAGCTTGAAAAAGCTAAAAAAACGATGGAGAGTATCTTAAAGTCAGTTGACGGTGACTTCTCGAAGCTGTCTGCTACTCAGAAGGCCAAGCTAAATGATGCTGAAGCTTACATTGACTCGCAAGTCTCCGCGTTTGGTATGGCTTATAAAGACCAGCAAGCATTATATAAAGCCTACGTTCAACAACATGGTACTATCACGGATGGCATGTATAAGGCGGACGTCAAGTCAGCAGATTCGGCATATTCCAAGACTTATGGCAAGGCAAGTGATAGTTATAAGAAGAGTCTGTCTGAGCTGAGATCACTAAGAAAAAATGACCAAATTAGCAAGGACCAATACGACCAAGCACTTGCCATGCTAGACGCTAAGCGTAACAAGCAACAAACTCAAGCTTCATTGGAATACATTAAGACTGAAAAAGCGGCCGGCGATGCGTATAACAATAACGGTCGCGAAAGCTTGCGTACTAAGCAAACGCTTGATGATGCATACACGAAAACGATTACCGATGAGAATGGCAAAAAGGAAAAGCTTTATTGGGACGATGTCAGTAACAGTGAAGAATCAGCAGCCAAATGGATTGCGGACCATAAGAAGGATAACCAGAAGTACATTGATGATCAAGTCAACGCACATGGCACAATTCAGAAGAATATGGCTAAGTTCCAGAAGTCTCAGGAAAAAGCCTATGAGGCAATGGGGATGGATGCTGACCAAGCTGTTGCTCAAGCCAAAGTTGACGCTGATGATTTATTAGCAACCACTACTAAGTCGGGTGCTGAGAATGCCAAAGCGGCCGCTAAAATTCATAGCGACTATATTAAGGCACTGAACAACGGAAGTTTGGGAAGTGCTACGGCAGTTGCTAAGCAATGGGGCCTGGATCTTTCAGACACGACTAGCAAGATTGATCTTGGAAAGTATGGTAAGAAGACAGCTGCTTCATTTTGGAGCGATGTTCGTTCTGGTTCGAAGACAGGCTATGAAGAAGCAAAGGTATATTTTAATACTATTTTAGCCGACTTGAAGTCACGAAATATTACATCTGCCAGTGATTTAAGCAAATCCACTATGGATGAACTAAAATCTGGCTTGTCTAGTGGCGTATTAACGCTAAAAGAGTTAAAGCCAGTTTTGGGTGATTCCATTGTTGGCTTGTTCCCCAATGATATGTCTAAAGTAAGTGATCAGGAAATGAAGACTCTAAAGCAAGGCCTCAAAGATGGCGTAATTACATTATCTGACCTAAATGGACAATTCAATGGAAAAATCATGGGGCTGTTTCCTAAAGATTTATCACAGCTGGGTAAAGATGATATTTCAACATTGAAGAAAGGTTTGAAAGATGGCTCAATTACAGACTCCGATTTAAAGGGTAAGTACGGCAAACAATATGCTGCTATTTTTAAGCAAGATTTATCTAAGCTGGGTAAGAGCGATATTCAATCACTCAAATTAGGCTTGGATCTTGGGATTATTACCAAGAGTGATTTAAAGACACGCTATGGTAAAGCAATTTCTAATATTTTTGATCACGATTTGAAAAAGATTGGGCAAAAAGATATTGACACTTTAGCAACTGGTATTGATTTAGGAATCCCTGGTGCTAAATCTGCATTGAATAAGCTAAAGTCGGCAGTAAAGAGTGGAGCTAAAATCAATATCACTGGCGAAGGGTCATGGACTATGGATACCCTTAACAAGGCTTATGCTGATAAGAAAATTTCGACTGAAAACTACTTGAAAGTATTAGCAGCGATGGTTAAGGGGAAGACTAATATTGATATTGGTGAAAGCGGCCGTAAGACCATGGATAGTTATAACGATGGTATCAACGGTGAGAAAAAGGTGCCTATTAATTCGGTTACGGGGACTGCTCAAACCATTAAAGATGTTATGACTTTGGGGCAAAAAGCTGTTGGTGCTGGTAACGATACAATGGAATCATTCAATCAAGGCCTAGTTGAGAAAGCCGCCGACCCCCTGAAGTCTGCTGGCGGAGTTGGAAAAGGTGTGGCTCATAACCTCGATCAAGGTGGAGCTAGCGTTAATGCATTGTCTAAAGCTGTTGGTGGCAAGAGTTCTTACACAGCAACTGAAAACAAGTTAAGTATAACGACAGGGATACCACATAAAACCGGTACTAATGGCAAAATCACAAGTCCTGAAACTGCAATAGTCGGTGATGGTTATAAGCCAGAATTGATTGATTACGGTAATGGAGCATTAGGACTGTCACCGGCTGTTCCAACTGTGACCCACTTGCCTGTCGGTGCTCAAGTCTTTTCAGGTGAGGACACTGAAAAAGTGGCACCAGTCCTTAAAATGATGGGGTTACCGATGTTTGCGACTGGTTCTGGTGGTAACATCGTTGATTGGATTAAGAACCTATTTGGTGATGCTATGAAGTTCATGGAGCACCCGATTAAGAACTGGGAAAAATTAATAGATTCTAGTTTCAACATGAACCTATTTCCGGGTGGCTCACAGAATCAGTTTGGCCCAGATACTAAGGACTGGGAAAAGAAGCAAACCAATTGGCTAAAGAAACTAGCCATTGAGGGTGCTGGTAATCCGGGTGGTGCTGGAGTAACACGGTGGATTCCGTACATCAAACGAGCCGCCGCTGCTATGCACGTATCGATGCCTGAAGATGGCGTTAAGAAAATCCTTAATACCATCAATCACGAGTCCGGTGGTAATCCAACAGTATTTCAACATGGCTATGTGGATGTCAATACTGGTGTTGACCCTGCTCAGGGGTTACTTCAATTTATCGGACAAACATTCCGGTATTACGCGGTTAAAGGCCATGGAAACCGTGCTAATGGTTATGACCAATTATTGGCGTTATTTAACGATTCAAACTGGTACAACGATTTGATGTGGAATCGCGGTTGGGCGCCAAGCGGTCATCGTCGTTTTGACAAGGGCGGTGAGTCCTATGAGAAGCAGTTAGCATGGGTATCTGAGCATAACCAACGTGAAATTCATATTCCGGATGATCAGTCGAATTACAGTAAGTATTTAACGGACCAAGCTGTCAAGATGTCATTTGGTCAGCAGGCCTTCGTTGCTACAAGTGCGGAGCAGGCCGCTGGATTAAAGAGTACCATCCCCTTAGATGTTCCTAAGAACGGTGGGCCCGTCGCAGTCAGTGGTACAGCGGCGAACGGAACTGGTGAGGTATTAGGTATGGTCAAGTCATTAGTGGACGCAATTACTAGCAAGACAGTTAACATCACTGCCAAACTAGATAATGGCGTCCTTTTTAATGCCCAGTATCCGTTAATTAAGCTGGCTCTAGGCCAAGATGTTGTCATTGATCGAGCGAGAGGAGGCAAATAGATGGAGTTAGATATTCAAGTGATTCAACAGGATGGCAGTAATTACTGGCTATCTGATTTGGGTATTCAAGTAGAAAAGTTTTCACCACCTGCACCAACGTTCACTCGAACTTACACGTCAGTTGGTAAGTACAATGTAGCTTCATCTGAAACACACACGAGTGAACGCAAGATACCGCTAGTTTTTGACGTTAAAACAATTGACTCAGTTGACCAAGAACTAATGCGGTTGAAGCTGTTTGATTTATTTCGTGGTTACGAAGATTTTTATGTTGTTAGTAGCGTCATTCCATCGATTCGTTGGCCAGTCCATGCGGATGATGGTTTTAATGTAGACCCTTATGAAGCGTCACCTATTATGACGGAGGATATCACAGTTAACCTAGTTGTTACTGGTGGATTTGGTGAGACGATTAACACTACTGCTAACATGGAGAATAACATTCCATTAGGATTTGATATTCCGTTTGCATGTTTGCCACCGTATCGTTTCACCAATCAAAGTGACGTCAAGGTGTTTGTTGGTGGCTCAATTCCGCTGCTGGCTGATGGCAAGACGGCCACATTAACCTTCCATGGAGATGTGGCTAGTCAATTATCGATTACTAACAAAACTACGGGACAAGTGTTTCAGTTAAATCAAGCATTGAAGAAATCCCAGACTCTAATTTTATATGGCATGGTTCCAGTTGTGGATGGCGTGAATGTCTACAGCAAGGGGAATCATGCCTATTTAGATTACGTCAAAGGGATTAACGAGCTACAAATTGCAGGCGCAACTAATTATGATTTGGAATTTGATACACGGTATTACGTTTAGGAGGTGTGAAAGTGTTTTATTTACGTGATGTAACAGGTAACGAACTACCAGTTATCCCAATTTCAGCACAATTGACTGAAACCGTGAATCAAGTGGCGCAGTTGGAATTGACGTTCATTAACACGGGTACGAATGCGTCTGCCGTAGGCATGTTGCAACCACGCACGCTTTTGCTAGATTCTGATAGTGGCGAAGCTTATCGTATTCAGACCATGAATGGATCTAACATCGGTGGTAGTCGTAATGTCAAAGCAACGTTTCTAGGTTCTGCGCACGATTTAAACGACCATTACGTTGAAAAGAGTATAAAGGGATCTCAGTCGCTCGATAGCTGCATGCAGCTAATTACTGAAGGCACTGGTTTTACTTATACAATTCATGATGATTTCAATCATTATGATTTTTCTGAAGATTTCGGTACTGGATTAGCGTTTGATTTATTCTTAAACACTTTGATGTCGGACTTCAATTTCGAATGGACTAGTACGGGCAAGCACATTGATATTTATAAACAAGTCGGTAAGCGTGATGCTTTCGTTTGGTTAGATGGATTGAATCTTAGCTCGCTGACAGATGAGAGTGATTACACGACGATTGCTACGCATATTAAAGGTACAGGTAAGTTAGACGACAAGGAAAAGCCATTGGCTACTGCTGAGTACACGAGTCCTAACGCAACAACGTGGGGTGTAATTGATGCAGAGCCAATTTCTGATGAGCGGTTCACGAATAGTGATTCCCTATTGGCATATTTGAAATCAAAATTACAAGATGTGCCGTTGATTCAGCGAACTGCGACATTGAATGATTTCAAGACTAACTCGGTATCTGGAATGATTAATAACAGTGGGGTTGGGAATTATGGCTATATTCGGGATCGCAATGGTGTTGATGTTGAAACTCGAATCAGTGAAACCGTGATTGATTTGGTTAATCCAGCGACGACTAGCGTGACATTTGGCAATATGACCAAAAGCTTTACACAAATCACCGCGGGATTGCAGACTGCTCATAGTGATTCTGGTAAGCAAATCGCACAGCTAAAGGCCGGGCTTGATGCTGTAGACGGCAATGATTTGATTACTGATGTGAATACACTTGACAGACTTAATGCGTTGGGTGGTGCCGTGAATGGATAAAATGACGGTACAACAGGCTATTAATATTCTTTCAATGCAGTTTCCAATTAGCTGGGAGAAGATTGCCAATAAACCAGAGTTAGTTACTAGTGATGACTTGGACCAACGACTAAGTTTAATTGGGCAGTTGACGTCACCAGATGGTACTGCATGGGTACCTAGCATTGATAATGATGGGAAGGTCATCTGGCAAAAGAAGGAGGCGGTTGAATGAGCATTAAATTATTCACTAATGAATTATCTGCTGTGTATGATGCTCCGCTACGGGAAATGCTGATATCCAACTTCGTGATAACTCAAGATACTTTCAATGACATACTTGATAATCAAGCTACGATAGAGCACCGGAAAAGTGATATTAAAGAGACACAAACTACAATTGAATCAAAAATTCGAGTTCAGGATGAAAATATGCATGAACTTGTTAATATTTTGACTAAGTATGATGTGCCAATTTCAATTGTGGACGGCAAAGTAGTAGAGACTGAGGAAGGTGAGTAAATGATTAGTACGATTACATTAGATACGTATAAACAACAAATTGGTTCGGGCGATGCTTTCAATCTTAGTGATAGCTTTAATGGCCGAGTAGGCGATGAACAGGTTCCATTGGTCGTACAGTTTAAAGAACGGGGCTTAGCGCACCGATTTGAAGATGGGCTAGTTCCATTTTTGAGTGGCTTCGTAGGTAGCCTTGATGAAAACGGCCAAGTGACGGCTGAAACCGGTGAAGCAGTTAGCTATGTTGGGACTAGCGATGATATTGTTGGTCTGGGTCGAGTGAAGATGAACCTTCCAGGAACCATGTTCCCCCAGGAAGGCTTCTTCTATGGCTTCTTGGGGTTGCAAAATGCTGACGGTAAACGCGTCACAACCTTTAATGTGTGGTTTCATGTTTATAATGGCAACCCGGACATGTTTGTCAATAAGGCACCATTCAGGTCAGAACTGCAAAAACTATTAGATCAAACACAAGCATTAATTGATGTGGCTGACGATAATTTGAAAGCCAAGCTACAAGAACTGAACGATCAAGCGATTGCCTACTTTACTAAGTGGAATGGCGACTACGCAGATATTCAAAAGACAGTGACTGCTCTTAATAGCCAGCTGGCTGATGCTTTGCAGAAGTTTGCGGATGGTAAGGTGGTAACCCCAGCTGACTTGAGTACGACATTGGCTGGTAGCCTAGGCACGCTGACTAACTTCAAAGCCAATGGCACGACATTGGTTGATAAGGTAGTGACCGAATTAACTGAACGACAAATCAATGTCAAATGGTACGGTGCAATCGGTGACGGTACCAGCGACGATTCAGTTGCTATTAATGCTGCCATTGAAGCAGCTAGTGCCATTAAAGGAACTGTGTTCGTTCCAGCCGGCAAGTATTTATTAACCCATGACTTGGTTTTTAAATCAAACATCGTTTTTGAAATGGATCACAATGCGGTACTATACGGTCCAGGTCAATATTTCCGGTTCGACACGACAACGACTGGATATGGTGGTGGGGTCAGCAATGTCATTGTGCGTGGAGGCACGTTTGCAGGTAACTATGATGCAACGAGTGTAACCAATGCGCACGCTGATGGTAATGCGTTCAATGGCGCTTTACATCACGCACAACATATCGAGTTTGACCGAGTTACCTTTCACATGACCACTTCAAATAGTCATACTCTGGACTTAGGCGGCTGTGACGATATTTATGTCCATGATTGCGATTTTGAAGGTATGTTAGTTCGGAATAGCCGGGAATATGTGGAAGCCGTACAAGTCGATTACTCGCAACTAAACGCTTTGACCTATCATGATGATGTGCAAGACGCTAACCTAGATGGTTTGCCAACAATCAATGTTAAGGTAACCAATAACCGGTTTATTCCAATCTATGCGGCTGATGGGACGGTCAAATATCCTGCGCCAAATCCATTTGGGGAACATGCTGCTTACGACAGCGGTTGTCCTAAGCACCTTAGCTTTATCGGCAATACGGTATTAGATGCTCCCAAGGCTGGAGGGGCGGTGCTGAGCGAAGCATGGGTTCATTTTGTGAGTGTAAGCGATCTGACGATTAAAGATAACACATTCAAGAATACAACCCATACGGCCAACTCAGCAATCGGGCTATACAGTACCGATACGCCATTGCCAAACTACAACGGCACGGTTACTGGGACCTTAGAGAGTACCCAAGAAGGCGTAGAGATTGTTGATAATACTTTTATCGGTTTTGATGCCGTTGAACAGACTAAAGCTATCGTTGAGCTACTAGGTAATAAAGACAGTGGTAGTAAAGATATTCTGCTGGATAGCAACACCTTTATTGACAACCTAAATGCTTCCTTTGACTGGTCAGCGGACTCTGGCGGAGCTACAGCAATCAAACTGGTTAATTATCAGCGGGCCATCATCATCAATAATGTTGCTGATACAATTAATCGGTTCCTAGATCGGCCGGAAACAGCAACCACTGACTTAGCTGCTACGCTGACAGTTAAAAATAATAGCCTTAATAACGTGGCGTACGTGCCGTTAGTTATTAGTTTTGCTGATAGTCAGCAACCGGTGATTAATGTCAGCAATAACCTGTTATCCCAGGTGCGTGAAGCGATGTATATTAAGGCGGTTAAAGGCACGGTTGGCGTTGAAGGCAATGCAGTTTGGTATCATCGAACGTCTCACTTGGTTGGCTCTTACAGTAATACCAGTATTACTGTGAACTCGAAGGATGCTTCGATTAAAAACAATACCGTGCGGCAGTCTAGCATAGCTAAGTATCCACAAGCATTTATTCTGACTAGTGCGCCGACGGGCTGGTCTGGTAATACCTTTAATGGCGACGGTTTAGTGAATACGACTTTTTCATCGGCTTCAAATTCGATTATGTCTACCGTCGATAATACAACAAGTGCAGTAGATTTAAATAACTACATTGGCCCGTCAGGATATTATCCGCTAAAGGGTGGCATAACTGCTTGGGTCAATGGTCCTGATGATTGGCTAAAATTGCCTATTTATGGCTATATGGAACTAACCTACCTTAATGACGTTGTGTTCCAGCAAGTATATGGTAGTAACAATACTTGTTACCGACGATTGTGGGCCGGCTCACCGAAGAAATGGACACCGTGGAAAGCAGCCTAGTTACAACGCTTAAAAACAGATGATATTATTAAAAGTGGGGTGTCTTATGAAAACTTGGTTGGTCAGGACTGATGATGTTGATTATGATCTATATCAAGCTGCGGTAGTGGTTGCTAGGACTCGCCAAGAGGCTGAGCAAATATCACGGGATAAATTAACAAATGATCCAAAAGTTCAGGATTACTATGGCTCAAAATTTGAACAACATTGGCATGCCACAGAGATCAATTTAGATAAAGAAGGGATTGTTTTAGCCGACTTTAATGCCGGTTAAATAATTTAGGCGCACTAGTCAATTGGCTAGTGCTTTTTTTGAGAAGATGATGGAATGTGGTCAATAAATCAGTACAATAATTTAGGAGGTTACTAAATGACAAAGACACTTGGCTTTGCGTATGAAACACCGCAAGAGGTTAAAGTTGGTGACGATGAAACCACGTTTACGCTGGTCTGTAAAAATGAAGGCCGACTGGTAGACTTGACAACAGCTACGTCAATTACTGTCAAAATTGGTAACAGTAGTGGCTATCTACGCGGACAGGTAGTTAGTATCGATAGTTTGGCCAAGCTACCAATTGGCCAATTCAAGTTTAACTTTGGCAAGGACATGCTGGCTAATCTTCCAACCGGTAATTACTTTTTAGAAGTCTGGGTGACGGACGCCCAAGGCACTAGCATTTATCCTAGTGGCAACCCACTCAGCTTTACAGTAACAGCCAACATCGAGAATAGTTCGGGTGCAACTATTACAACGGTTGCTTTTGATGATTTTGTTAAAGCGATGAACAATGCTGCTGGCACGATTGCTAAGGGAGACAAAGGTGATGATGGTCTGTCTGCCTACCAAGTCGCAGTAATTAATGGCTATAAAGGCTCACAAACGGACTGGTTGGCCTCTCTGGTTGGAGAAACTGGTTTGAAAGGTGATAAAGGTGATGCAGGGAAAGACTTCAAAATCGTAAAGACGTTTCCGTCAATTGCTACAATGAATGGCGATGGCTTCTCTGATGGTGATTTCACCATGATTGCAAGTGACGTCAACGACCCTGATGACGGTAAGCTTTACGTATGGAACGGCACCAGCTTCACCTACATCGCAGATTTAAGTGGATCACAAGGTATCAAAGGGGACAAAGGCGATAAAGGCGACAAAGGTGATAAAGGTGACACCGGCGACCAAGGACTGTCCGCTTATCAGGTTGCCGTGAATGCTGGCTTTTCTGGCAGTGTCAATCAATGGCTGGCCTCTATTGTTGGCCCTAAAGGTGATAAAGGTGACAAAGGTGACACTGGTCCGCAAGGCGCCAGCGGAAAAGACGCAGTAATCAATGTCGTCACCCAAGCACAGTATGATGCACTAACCGACAAAACCGGATTATACGTGATTCAGGGGTGATTTAAATGGCAGATATAACACACGGCGCGTGGATTAAAGATGGCGTGCCAGTAGACAAGGTGTTCAGCGATGGCAAGCAAGTTTACGGTAGGAACTTGCTTACGGGGACAAAAGTAGTTAAAACAGGTATTATTAAAGCTGGCAGCCAATTAATTAGCGGTTATTCTCTTGCCCAAGTCAGCATTGTTGGAGGAGAAACATACACTTATAGTATTTCGATGATTACTATGGGACATACGGGACACTCTTCGATAGCTTGGCTCGACGCTAATAAAAATATAATATCTGTTAAAGCAGGCAAAGATAATCTGTGGACAGCTAATGGAGGACGTTTTTCAAATGCCTTCACGGCTCCAAGCAATGCGTTTTATGCTAATTTGACACCATGGTATTTTAGCAACGTCTATACTTCAGACACGAATATATCTTGGAATCAGGAAAAGTTTGAAGCGGGCACCACAGCTTCACCATGGACACCAGCACCAGAAGACATATTAAATTAGGAGGCAAACAATTGAATAAGTGCAAGTTGAAGGCACTCATCTTAACGGTGGGCGCCATTTTTATGGCCTTTTTAATGGTCAATGTTACCAGTCAGGCTGCTCGCATGGACATGGTCGATGTGTCGAATAACAACGGCTACATGAGCACCGCTGAGTACACATCCATGCGTAACGAGTTCGGTGTTAAGGCCCTCACCGTTAAGATTAGTGAAGGCACAACCTTCAAAGATGGCTATGCTGCTAGCAATATCGCTAATGGTCAAGCGGCTGGCTTATACGTCAACGGCTATCATTTTGCCCATTATAAGACTAAGGCTCAAGCAATTGCCGAAGCTGACTTTGCTGGTCAGGCAGCCAAAGCGGCCGGGTTACCGGTGGGCGCAGTATTGGCAACGGACGTAGAATCGGCTGAAGAACAAGGAATCTTGTCACAAGCAACCAATGACCGCAACAATGCCGCCTTCATGAAAGAGATTCAGAAGTTTGGTTACCGGGCTGACATTTACACGTCTGGATCATGGGCTAACAACAAAATGACCATCAAGGGCAAAACAGGGTGGGTTGCTGGCTATCCGTTTGTGCCGGCTGGCAAGCAATGGTATACGAATAACAATGCCTGGCAATGGTCTGGGTCAGCCCATTTCCGGATTAGTTACGGTGGGTTTGACGTTAGTCAACTTTATACTGATTACTACACAGCTGGTCAAAAATCAACGGTCAAACCGACCAATAAGGATGCGGTTAAGGCCAACAACCAGGAAGCCAACAAAAACACTTCCAAGCCATCTACGTCAGCCAAGTGGGTCAAGGAAACAAAGACTTACATGCTCAAGACGGCGGTTAAGCTGCGCACTGGCGTGTCAACGGCATCAAGTGTGATTGCTATCTTGCCAGCTGGGACTACGGTCAAAACTGACCAAGCTATCATTCAGAATGGTTATCGCTGGGTACGTCAGCCACGATTTAATGGTTATGGTTATCTAGCAACTGGTCCGGTAAGCAATACGCTGGAATATGTAAAGAGTGGTGCCGCTCATACGTACTACACAGTCAAGTCTGACGACAGCTGGTGGTTAATCGCACAGCGCAACGGCCTGAACATGACTACATTAGCTAGTCAGAATGGAAAGACGATTTACACCACTATCTATCCTGGCCAGCGATTGGTGGTGCAGTAATTGCATACACTATTAGGATTAGGTTGGGATGAATGGGGATCGATTGTTGCCATTGTCACTAGTATTTGTGTATTAGCTAATTGGATTCTCAATAAGACGGTCCGTATCCCGCTTAACGATTTAGGCAAGCGGCTGAGCCATTTTACCGATGAAAGTTTAAAAGTGAGACAGCAAAATGCCGACACAATGAACGCGATTGAAAATCGGGTCATTAAGGTAGAAGGCCGGTTAGATGGCCATGACATTGAATTTAAACATCTATATGAAAAGGAAGCCAAAGGAAATGAAAAAAATTAGTTTTAAGAATGCTGACGGAAGCTTGAATGGTAAGTTGATTGCTGGGATTATTTCGTTACTGATCGTTTTGATTCAACAAATCTTTGCCATGTTTGGCATTAAGTTTACTGGTGATTGGTCAGCAATTATCGCAGTAGTGAATACCGTATTAACGATCCTTGGTATGCTTGGCGTTATTACTGATGTTCAAACGGTGGCAGCACCAACAGTTAAAAGTGACGAGGAAAGCCAAGTTGAAGCGACGGCTAATAAAGTTGCTGACGAAGCGCAAACACCAACGTCCACAGTCGCTGCAGTGAATAGTTCTGCAGCTTCTGACACTGAAATGGCGTCAGAATCCGCCTCACAAGCAAGCCAAAAGTAGTATAATAATCGTGAACTGTTCTAGTCCCCCATGCTTCGGCGTGGGGGATTTTTTGTTAACAAAATATATAAAAAAGAGCCAGTCAAGACTGGCCCAATGTTTAAATAAATAAAATGGGTGTTCTGTTTCTCCTAAGATAATAAAGAACACAGTTATTATACATTAAACCTGATTAATATAACAAGGACTTATTAATATTTTTCTATAGATTACTTTCGGTATTGTGATATAAACCGACAAGTGTTATTATGTCCCTTGTCCTGTTATTAGTATCACAGCTTTCAAATCCCCCCAAGATTGTCGGTTAGTGGTGCCGGAAGTGATGAGGATAATCTTCTGCTTGATGGGTGGAAGATTTTTTTGTGTTGCTTGCCTGTATATTTTGTTAGTGAGAGTTTAGATTTAGCATTATTAGCTGTCAATATAGCTAATTAGATAACTACAAGACTTTACAGAATAGCAAGTAATAAGTATAATATTAATTGTCTCTAGTGTAGTTTCTAGATGATAGTTATAACTTGATTAATTCCCCTGCGTTTCGGCGTGGGGGATTTTTATGTATTACCCGCCTAGGACTGGCCAGTGGAATCAATGAATGATTAGCATATTGTACTCCATAAACGACGGAAACATAGTTAAAATTGATTTTTAACTACAAAAGTTGTAATTTTAGACAAAACAATAAAATTCCACACTAACCTTAATTGGCCGGTGTGGGATTTGTTTGTGTTTAAGATAATAAGTTGGTATATAATAGTGGAAAAAGCAAAACATCAAAAAATGACCAATATTAAATTAATTTGTGCTCTTCCACGATTTGTAAATAAAATATCTCTCTTTTTCAGAAACAGCTTATAAATGGCATTTATAGCGTGCTACCCTTGATGGTATAACTACCGTGCGGGTGATAAGTCGACGTCGGTAGATAAAAAGAGAAGCGTCATAATGCTGGTATATCAGCATTATGACGCTTCTCTTTTGCTAATTGGTATCAAATTAAAACCCCAATTTTGCGTTTTGGCTGTTGTGATCACAACAGCACTGTTAAGCGCTCATAAAAAAGGGTTTTGGGATCGTGTCACAAGTAAGGGTCCTATGAA